CAATAAACAGCGATACGAATTAGCACGCGACAAGTACACAAAAGCAGTCAGCGAAGAACAAACGCAGCAGGTGCGCGAAAAGATTATTGAGTCCAACCGGTTTGCGCGCATCCCTGGCGCTCAGTGGGAAGGCTCGACATTCGCCGGAACTGACTTGCTTGAGTCTTTGGATAAATACCCAAAGTTTGAGCTGAACAAGGTTGCCAAGGAGGTTGACCGCATCATCTCCGAGTACCGGAAAAACAAAATAACCGTGAAGTTTCGCCCGGGCGATGAGCGCGCATCCAAAGAGCTGGCTGAAAACCTGAACAAAGCATTTCGTGCTGATTGGATTCGGTCTAATGGTGATGCTGCTGCTGTGAATGCGTTTGATGACGCCGTGACTGGCGGCATGGGCGCGTTTGAGTTCTGCACCGAATACGAAGATGAAGAAGACACGACCAATAAGCAGCTGCGTGTATGGGTCAAGCCTGTTTACGATAGCGCTTCCTGTGTATTCTGGGACCCTAACGCCAAAGCATACGACAAATCAGACGCTGAGTGGTGCGGTGTTGCTTACACAATGTCGCCAGAAGCCTATGAGAACGAATACGGGAAACGCGTTCCGTCATCAGTGCAGAAGATTGAGACAGGCATCTGGCAGGATTGGTTCACTCCCTCTGCCGTGACCATCTGCCGCTGGTTTGAAACCCGCACAGATAACATCGAAGCTATCGCTTACACCAACCCATTCACGCAAGAGCAGGCGATTTACTATTCTGACGAAATCGAAGAAATCACCGATGAGCTTTTAGAGTCTGGTTACATCGAAGTTGGCCGGCGCAAGATTAAAAAGCGTCGTGTGTACTGCGGTATCTTTGATGGTGAAGGATGGCTAAAAGATCCTAAGCGCATTGCAGGGGCTTACATCCCAATCTGCATGCAATACGGCAAGCGCTGGTTCATTGATAACGTTGAGCGTGTTGAGGGTCATGTAACGAAGGCTATGGATGCACAGCGGCTAGATAACCTGATGGTTTCTATGCTGGCTGATACCGCAACGCTTGGCAATGAAGGAACACCGATTATTGACTATGAACAGATTGCAGGTCTTGAGAAGCATTGGGGCGACAGGAACAAGAAGCGCCCTGCATATCTGCCACTGAAATCAGTGAAGGATAAGAATGGGAATGTGATTGCGCCGGCTAACGTTGCAGGCTATACCATGCCGCCGCAGGTAAACCCTGCTCTGGCTAACCTACTGAGCTATACAGGCGCTGCAATCCAAGAGATTACCGGCGCTTCAAATATGCAAAACCTTCCGTCTAACTTGGCGGAAGATACTGTAGAGGCTATATTCGCCCGCTCAGATATGAACAGTTATATCTACATGGACAACGCAGCTGAGACAATGCGATATGCCGGCAAAGTCTGGCTGTCTATGGCTCGAGAAGTTTACGGATCATCAATGGTTGCAATGGAAGACGAAGATGGCAACAGGAAGTTTGGCAAGCTGTCTGACGGCATCACTGACAAGCAAACCGGCAAGACGTATCAGCTGAACGATTTATCAGTTGCCAAGTATGATGTCGATGTTGATATTGGAGAATCATTCTCTGCCAGACGTGACGCTGTGCGCCGCGACCTGATGAATATGATTAGCCTGATGTCTCCAGATTCGCCTTACTATCCTGTGCTGATGGGCATGATTGTCGATAATACAGATGGCGAAGGCGTTGAGGATTTGCAGCGGTTCAATCGGAAGTTGATGATTAAGTCAGGTATCGTTAAGGCAGAAGAGGAAGATGCTGAGTTAGTTCAGGAGCTTCAGCAAGACGCGCAAGCCGAACAGCCGCCGGTTGATCCAGGTGTTTTACTCGCTCAAGCTGAAATGGAAAAAGCGCGAGTGTCTGAGCAGAAAAACCAGATGGATTTCCAGAAGTTTCTGATGGAATATGAGCTGAAGCGCGCAGAGCTGCAGATTGATGCGCAGCGAGTTGGTGCAGAGATTAACCTGAAAGACGCTCAAGCATTCAAAACCACACAAGAGGCTTTCGGCGGAATTAGGCAGCAAAGAGGTGATGACAATGGCATGCAATAAGAAAGGCAGCAAGAAAGGCGGAACTAAGCCGCCAAAAATGAAGTAATCAGACCGCCCTCTGGCGGTTTTTTATTATGCATTCCGCTGTGAATGTCATTATCTTGACGCCATAACATTGACGCGCCATAATATTGACGCCTCCGATGGGCTTTCATCGCGTAAATAAGGGTTACAAAATGCAAGAACAGGTTGAACCAATCGACGATTTCGTAGTTGTAGACCAAGAGCCGCAAACGCAAGAAGCAGAAACCGCTGAAGTTGACGAACATCAGGATGTTGAACAATCGGAAGAAGCTGAAAGCGCTGAAGGTGAAGAGTTAGAGCTAGTAATCGAAGACACAGAAGCCTCACCAGCTTCGACAGTCGAGCAGGACGACATTGAAATTCCTGATGATGCGCCAAATTGGGCAAAGCAACTGCGTCAACGGCAGAAGGAATTAGCGCGGGAGAATCGACAGCTCAAGACTCAGCAGCAACAAGCGGCCGCCCAGTATGAGCCTGAAGTTTTTAACGAGCCATTCCCTGAACTTGAAGATCCAGACGTAGAGTTTGACCCAGCAAAGCTAAAAGCAAAGGTTCTGAATTGGACTGATAAAAAGGCGAAGTTTGAAACGTCGCAATCATCCAAGAAGGCAGAATTCGAACAGATGCAGACTCGTTACAGCGAGCGGCTAACTGATTATCAGTCTAAGAAGGTGACTCTGCAAAAACAGTTCACCGACTACGACAAGGCGGAAGCTGCCGTGATTAGCGAAGTTCCGCAAACTGTGCAGAATGCCATCCTGCTTTATGCGGATGACCCGAGCTTGATTGTGCTTGCCGCAGGGCGCAACAAAGAAGTAAGAGATAAATTAACTAAGCTGCAAAATGACCCTGTTGCGCTTGGTGTTGAAATCGGACGACTGAGCAAGATGGTTAAGGTTAGCTCAAAGCCAAAACCAACTATCGAGCCAGCGCCAACAGTTAGAGCGCCAGCCGGCAAACCAATTCCGGCGGATGAAAAACGTTTTAGGGATTCATTCCCTGATGCAAAATTTAGCTAATATCGGAGGCTATCATGCCATCAAACAATTTATCCAGTAACGTCAGCCAGATTACGCTGAAGAAGTTTGCAGAAGGCTTCAAAGGCACAAACGTAGTTTTAAACGCGGTTGATCGCCAGGTTATCCAAGGCGAGCTAAACGCAAACACCGGCGACACAGTTTATCTGAAACGCCCAATGCAATATCAAACCATCCGGACTGCAACCGGTGACTTGTCATCAAGCTCACCAAGCAACCTGATTTCAGGAAAAATCGCTGCGACAGTATCGAACTACTGTACCGTGTGGATTAACTGGGACCAGATTGAACAAGCTCTGAAGCTGAACCAGTGGGAAGAGATTCTGCGCCCAGCGTATGAGGCAATGAACACTGCGTTAGAGTTGGAGATGGTGAACTACGTCATCAAAAACGGCTCTGGCTCACTCGGCACAATCGGCACTGCAATCAGCAAGTGGTCTGATGTTGCGCAGGTTGGCTCATACCTGACTTCTTTAGGTTTAACGTCTGGCCGCAAGTATGCAGTAATGAACCCGTTCGCAGCTCAGGCACTGGCTGACAAGCAGGGCGCATTGCAATCCGGCAACACTGAGTTAATTCGCTCAGCGTGGGAAGATGCACAAATCAGCACTAACTTTGCTGGCGTTCGCGGCATTATGTCTAACTCTCTGGCAACTCGCACAGCTGGCACAGCTGCAGGCGCTGCGTCAGTAACGGTTAAGACCACCCCGACACTGACTTACAGCACAGTGAAAGACACCATGCAAATGACTGTCACGCTGACCGGCGCGTCATTAGCTACCAAAGCTATTGCTGCCGGCGACCAAGTGACATTCCCAGCAACATTCTGGCTGAACCAACAAACCAAGCAGGTTGTTTACAAAGACAACGCCGCATTGGCTTTCACTGCCACCGCAGTATCTGCTGCGCCTGCTGTTGGTAACGACATTACTGTAACGCTGTCTGTTGCTGGCGTATTTGACTCAACTAACCCGCAGTTCAACGTGGTTAGCCGCCAAATCACTGCAGGCGATACAGTGACAATCCAAGGCGTTGCATCAACAACCTACCTGCCGAGCATCTTCTTTCACGAGAAAGCGTTTGCAATGGGTGCTGTTGAACTTCCGCGCCTGCAAGGTTGGGATAGCTCAGTAATGACTTCAGCGTCAACTGGCCTGTCCATGCGTGCAACGATGTCAAGTAACCCGACCACGAACGTTCAGGCGATGCGTATCGACTTGCTGCCAGCGTTCTCTGTGCTGGTTCCGCAGGGTGGTGGCCAGTTCTACGGCAACCCATAATACTCAAGGGGCTTCGGCCCCTTTTTCTTTTCCGCTTTAACAACTCCGACCAGTGGTTTATACTGAACAAAACCGGAGGCTTGCCATGTACAACAATATCGACATCATTAATCTAGCGCTTCGAAAAGCTGGGCTTGTCTCTAGGATAAAGCCTGCATCTCCTGATATGATTGAGGATGCGTGGGAAGATTTAAAACTTCTTATTGCTGAGCTATCAACGCCGCTTCCTGTCCTTGCTGGCAGCTTTAATTCATCAGGAATAGATGAGCCAAGCGGATTCGATGACGCATGGATTAATGGCGTTATGTATGAGCTTGTGAAGCGAATCCAGCCTGACTATGAAACTATGCTGGGCGAGCAATTCCTTGCTGCCGCATACGCAGCGCGGGAAAGCCTAAATATTGCATTACTAAACGTGCGTGAACTAGAGCGACGTACAGACATGCCGGTTGGTGCAGGATGGAAGCAGCCTGTTGACTTGAACTTCTATAAGAGCAAGCGCCAATGCCACCAGTAGAGCTGCCAATAGTCCGAGGCGACAAAGTAACGAGCGATGTCGATTATACCGACTTCCTGCCGCTCAATATGACCGCAGTTGCCAAGCAAATCAGAAACGCCACTGGCTATATGATTAGCCATGACGGACTAGTTTTCATTGACAGCGTTACCGGCGCAGACAGGGGCGGATTCTACGACGACCGCAGAGGCTACCACATCAGAGTCATTGGAAATACGCTGTATCGACTGTATCAAAACCAGTTGCAGGAGGTTGGCTATCTTCCTGGTTCTGGTATGTGCTCATTTTCCTACTCATTCAATTACACCGGCATTCTTGCTGGTGGAGTGATGCACCTGTTCGACGGCGCCACAATCATTCCGGTTCAAGACCCTGACATTAAGACGCCAATTGACCAGGATTGGATTGACTCATACTTCTTCTACACTGATGGTGAGTACATCTATCACAGCCAGATTAATGACGAAAAGCTAGTGGACCCACTGCAATTCGCCACAGCTGAGATTATGCCGGATAAGTCTGTTGGCGTTATGCGCACGTCAGATAACCTAATGGCGGTATTTGGCCGGTATTCTATCGAGTATTTCATTAACCAAGCCAATGACCAGTTTGCCTTTACTCGCATCAGTCAAAAGTCTGTTAGTGGTGGAATATGCGGCACTTACTGCAAAACTGTTATTGGTGACACCATCTTTATTTTAGGTGGCCGAAAAAACGAATCTCCGTCTATCTACGCGCTGCAATCGTCAATGCTTGAACCTGTGTCAACCAGAAGCATTGACAAGATATTATCCGAGTACACAGAAGAAGAGCTGGCACTGACCGTGTTAGAGAGCCGGACTGACAAGCGCGATCAATTCCTTATCGTCAGATTGTTACGCCACACGCTGCTTCTGAACGTATCAGCATCGCAGCAAATCGGCCTGCAAAACGCATGGTCTCAGCTTAGCTATGGAACCAACCTAGAGCCGTGGCTGGGCGTTAACGGCGTCTATGACCCAATGCAGAACGCTTGGATTTACGGAAGTTTGACCGGTGGAGTTTACCGGTTATCTGATATGACTGCAGCGCAAGGCGATCAACCTACTGAGTTTGAAATCAGAACGCCAATTGTTGAAGCCCCATCAGTGAAAGTCACTCAAGTTGAAGTGATGACAGTTACCGGCTTTTCCAGTGAGACAACTGCAGGATTAAGTGTAACCACTGACGGAGTGATAGTTGGTAGCGAGGCATTCGAGATATACAGCACAGCCGGAGAGTATGACCGGCAATTCCTGTTTCGGCGTATCGGGTACATTCCGCTGGACGTATCTTTCAGGCTTCGTGGCGTATCAAAAAACAAGGTCAACTTCAGCTATTTCAAGGTGACTTATGCCTGACAAAATAGATGTCGTTGACTACCTGCCCACAGAGAGAGAAATAAACCAAGTCCTTGAGCGTGCTGACTGGAAGAAGTTGTTTTCCCGCGACTACTCAGCCAATAAGGGAAATCTTGGTCGGACAGTTGACGCAACAGACGCAAACACGGCTGACATTGTAGTGATAAAGGTCAGGCTTGATGGCGTAGAAGGCCGGCTTGATATTGCTGAAGGCAAGATTATTGAGCTTGACCTTAGACTAACAACTGCGGAAGGTCAGATAGTCGATATTGACGCCAGGTTAGTGACCGTTGAAGAAACGCTATACCCGCACGTTGCCGCGAGTCGCGCTCATGGCTCGGCAGGCGATATTGTTGGAAATCTTGACTTTGCCACAGAGTCTATTGGCGGCGTTGTTTTGCGTAGCAGGCTAGTGCCTTACGCGCCAACAATAGTCCTTACTCCGCCAGCGTTAATCGGCGCCGCTCCAGCAGCTTACAGTCAGGCGTACGCGCAGCAACAAACAGACGCCATAAACGCGCTAATCGCAGACGCAAACTCAACACAGACCGGCTTTAACCTATACAAGATTGAGTTCGATAAGCTGCTTGATGAAATGAAGACAGCCAAGATGATGACTGTATGAGGCCAGCAACACGTCAAGAAATTGACAGATATTTAGAATCTAGACGCCTGAATTTTGACGGTGAGCCGAAAGCCAAAGTGTATATCGTTGAATCCGGCGTATACTCAATGCTTGTCGTAGTCTGCGACTTAGAGCCAGCCAAGTGCGAGGTGCATATCGTATGTCCAAAAGATTTCGTGGCAAAATCCAGAGAACTCGCTCAGCTTGGTATGCAGTCATTAAAAGAGATGGGCTATCAGGAGCTGTACACAGCAATCAAACCTGATGAACACAAGACGTCGCACAACTACTGCAGGCGTATAGGTTTTGAGCAGGTTGGCTGCTACAATGATCACATGATTTATAAGAGGGTTTTGTAATGGCTACAGAATTAGGTTTAGTTGGCGGTGTTTTAGGCAGCAGCATTTTAGGCGGCATTGGCGCGAATAAAGCAGCCAAGACTCAGGCGGGCGGTTTTGCGTATGGTGCCAATCAAGCAGAGCAGGCTTTAAACTCTGGCTACAATGACGCAATATCTTACCTGTCGCCTTACGCGCAGCTTGGCGAGCAGGTTTTGCCATATTTGCAGCAATACATGCAGCAGTCACAAGAGCGCCCAGATTTTAGCTATAGCGACTTCTTCAACTCGCAACAATACAAAGATTTATCAGGCCAAGCTGAAGCTGCTGCGCTACGTGGAGCATCTGCCACTGGCGGTCTACGCTCTGGTAACGCTAACGTGGCCCTATCATCAATAGCACCACAGCTGGCCATGCAAGAGCGTCAATATCAGACCGGATTGAATCAGTACAACGACCAACTGGCACAGCAAAGATTCGGCAACCTGTTTAACTTAGCGCAATTTGGCGGCGGCTTTGCTCAAAACGCTGCGCAGCTCGGCACCAATCGCGGCGGTGCTTTGGCTGATTACCGATACAACGCAGCAACCGGCGGAGCTAATGCTCGCGCACAAGGTCAGAATGCAATGTTTCAGGAGTTAGGCGGGCTGGCTGGCGACTTGGGTAGTATTTACGCTGGTAATAAGATGGGATATTTCAATCCAATGAAGGGCGGTTAACGCCCTTTTTTATTGCGTCTTTCACAACTCCGACCAGTGCTGTTATACTAACCAAAACCAACTTGGAGCAGCATAATGGC